CCATCTTCCAGCGGCAGTTTCGGCAAAATTTTAAAATTAATACCTAGCTGATAAGCAACGTCTCTTCTAGTTTTGCCAGAGGAAAATTCAGTAACTTCTATATCATGCGGCGCATAATGTGTTTTATAAAAATAATCTTTCTTGCTAACAACATCACAATAATGAGGTAAACCTTCTTTGTTGTTTTCATAATAATCTATTATGTGAATTGCAGCCCCGACTTGTTGGTAAAATATTATAGCTGTAGAATCTCCAATTCCAATATCCCATGCGGTATTAACTGGGAACGCAGGATTGTAAGGAACTCTAGTTAATTGTTTTTTATCTTCTAAATCTTTAATAATAGATCCAAAAATAGATCCTGATATATTTGCTATCCAGGAGCATTCAAATTCTTGTTGATATTTTTCTTCACCCATCTGCTCTCTTGCAGCTTTTAATTCTGCATCATCAACTATCTTTGTTTTGGATGCAGGAGCTGTATAAGCAAACCAATCATCATGGGTTAATGCATATTGATATAATTCATAAAACTGGTTTGACATTCCAGCAGGTGTTCCAATAAAAACGCACCATCCTTTTCTATCGGATAAACAGGGTCTTAAAACCTCATTCCAAAGTGTTGGATCTATTTGCGCCATCTCATCGCAACAAGCTCCATCTAAAAATATACCCCTAATGCTATCAGGTGTTTCAGAAGATAGGAGGGTTATTCTGGCGCCATTGGGTAGATCGCAACGTAATTCTGTTTCATGAAATTTAACTCCTGGTATTACTCCTGCGTATTGTTTTAAATAATCCCAAGCAATGTTTTTTGCCTGGCGGTATGTTGGAGCGATATAGGCATATCTAGGATTCTTTTTTGTGTTTAGCATCGCCTCAATAAGCAAATGATTAATTAACATCACCGACTTGCCAAACCTTCTATGACAAGCAAGAACAGAAAATCTATACTGCCTTAACTTTTCATGTAACTCTTCTTGCTGGGGTCTAGGATCGTAAGGTATATCAACAATCATTAGTGTATCTTTGGCATGTCAGAAATATCATCTATTTTATGATAATCAATTCCAATCTTTTTTAAAATCTTATTAGCAAATTTATCCATGTGATCGCTATCTGCAAAACCATTAAAATGGATAACCAAAGAATTGGTATCTTCATTTACAAATAACAATGCGGTAATTAATGCATCTTCATCTTTAGGCATAGTGAGTGTGTGGCTGTGTGTGTGAAATTCCCAATATAGATATAAATAATTTTGGCGCCTGGCGGCTCGGGTATACCCCCCCAAATGTTCTTGTTTTGTTCGCCAAAATCCTAATAAAAAAGTTCCGATAATTATGCGTTATCAGAACTTTTATTTTTATTACTAGTGATAATTTATGATTATCAATACAAAACTTGTAGTTGCATGCAAATAAACCGCATAAAACATAAAAAGAACTCCATAACGCGCGCGCAAGACTTCGTGGCAATGCATACATTAACCAACTATTCCACATCTTGAGCATCAACATTAATTGTTTTTTTTACTTGTCCACCCCAGCGAATAGTGATTGTGTTATCCTGTTTAATCTCCTGCTTAGACTTCTCACCAAAGATATCCGATATCAATTTACTAACCATCCAACGTACATGCGTTAGTTTCTCTCGCCAATACATCATCTCCTGATTGCTCTTGGGATTTGCCAATTCTTCGTTAATCTCATCAAGCAACGTAAACGCACCAATCCTGCGCGCTTTCATTACAGTGTTATAAATCTTATCATCCTCGCGCATCCACTTGTAAACAGTAGACAAGCTCGGCATGGATTTATCTTTGCAAATCTTTGTTAAAGGTATTCCTTTCTCTAGCTCAGTAGAGATTTTATCAAGTGTTATTAACTGTTGAGATTTCTTCTCCTGGATCTCGCTGCTTAATGTATTTTGCTCTGAGTTCATCTTCAGTTAAATGTTTTAAAAATTTTAAGTTATGTAATGCTTTGAGTTTACCTTCAATCGTCTTAGCATTCCAATCACTCATTCCTCCATGATTTTTACATCTATAAAAACCAGATTTCATTAGATAACCCTTTGCTTTGCAACGTACAGTGTATTTACTACCTCTCGTCATGCTATCGCACTGTATTTTGTGTAAAGGTTTACCAACCATATCTTGTGTTTTATCTAAGCGAAGATACAACCTATTGCAACATATAAGTTATAAACACTAATCTGCAATGGGTTCTTGTTTTTTGAATCTATGGATTTTAAATCTTTTGCCTGTTTTTCTTTCCTCAACGCACACAAATTCCCCTTCAATTCCAATAGCTTTAAATCTAACTGAGTATTTGTCATCCAGAGGGATGGGGGATCTAAGGTTTAACTGTATTGGGTTTTTACTAAAATTTTTATAATTACTATTATAGTTATATATATCTAGTTTATTATTATGCCTGTGAGGCACATCTGAGTGTTCTGTGAGGCATATCTTGTTTTGAAGCGGTAAAGTATACGATTGCGTGGATCTTAATCGATGCACAATTATAACCTTTAGTCTAGCAAGCTCCGCAATAGATCGCCTAACAGTTGAATACGATAAACCTGTTAATGAACTAATAGTTTTCATCTTAGGGAAGCATTTTTTCGTCTTTTCATTCCAAAATGTAACTAGCGCATAATAAACCAGCTTAGATTGTGGGGATAACTTATCATGCCTCATAATCATTGGATCTAATTTGTGATACAAGCTCATTTGTAGATTAACCTGTTTCCTTAATACAGAACTTCTTGTGATTAATATGATACTCAGTCATTGTCTTGATCCAATCCTCAAGTGTTAATTGGTACATATCAGATTTGAATGGTGCTATTTTTTGTACCCTAAAACCGATTACAGCACCCTTAATTTCATCGTATTGATAAAATACCAGATAAGCATCCAGCTTAGCTCTCTCAGCTAACCTGCGCGTTGTTGTAGAAGTTTTGTATGCTTGGTTTTTATCGTAACAAGTCTCGGCAAGAAACAAAGGTTCGTAGCACTTTCTGCATATTTCAACCTGATCTAAATCAATCATACCCAAATTATCATCAGCATAACGATGCCACTGTGAATACTTATCGCCTTCATTATAGTAATTATCTCGTGCCATTATTTACGTTTTAATAATTTATTAATTTCTAGTTGATTTGCTTGTAACTCTTCTGTTAAGATTGTTACCCTTTTTTCTAATTCATCAATAATTAATTGCTGTCTTTCAATACAGCTTTTCTGCTGCAGGATAATTCTTTCTAGATCATTGGGTCCACGTTCCATTATGCTATGCTACAAGTATAGGCAAAAACTTCCTTGCTTTTATAAAATGTACCAATCTGAGTATATTTTTTGCCTTTTACTTTCCCTGAGTATGTTAATTTTTTAAACGCAGCATCACAGAAATATGCGTCGTATTTATCAACCTTGTATTCAAAATTATTAACTACACCATTCATCATTATAATTGTTAAAATAATTTTCATTTAACCTTTTCAACAGCAATAATAACTGAGTTTGGAATGACGTTTGTATTAGCAATCTCAATATTATTCTCATCATCATTATCAACACTATAATCAGCAAAAGTTATTGTGTCTGTTTTTGTTTTCTTTAAAATATGACAAAGACTTTTAACGATTGCTGTTTTTTGATTTGTAGCATCATCAATGGTTTGCCAGGAGCTGTCTGAAACAATGTCTTTCCAGGTAACAATATAGTGCGTAAAATCTATTGCAGAATTTTTATATTTTTTAGATTTCTCTTTTCGTTTACCCATAAAAATCCTGCGCTTTAACTTTATTATCTGTCTTGTTTTGAATATTAATTATATTAGAGCTGCGTGGTATCCTCTCCCCCAAGCACCATTTGCGTACTGTGGCTGTTGGGTTATTACCCCTGATATCTAATAGCTTTGCTAATCCACTATAACTGAGTTTATTTTTGTTCTTAAAATCTAATAACTTCATAGTTAAATATATATAGCCAAAAAAACTATATAATCAACTGGACAACTTATGAACAATGTCAATAACTATTTGATTGTTATTTGTTCTATATTAATTCATAAGCTGTATTGAACGATATGGAAACAATATCTAAATATTTACCAGATAAAGTTTTATCTGATTATTTTGCTGCTAAAAAAAATAAAGAACTTTTACCAATCTGGTCCCAAAAGTATAACATTGATCACATGTCGCCATCACAACTAAATCAAAAAGATGGTGTGTGGAGTTTTAAATATTTATTTTGTGATGAGAGAGATCGCAGAGATTTTGATATAAATTCTAAAATGCAGGCAGGTAATGCTGTAGGTAAAGCAGGAATATTATTACATGGAGATGTTGAGTGGGTAGGAGATAAATATGTTATTCATAAACCTTATCCAAAAATTGATGATACAATTCTTGATAAAGTATACGAGCAGGCAATATCATATTACATGGAATATAAACCTGTAGATGATATGGATCGTCAGCAGTTTCAAAACAACAAAGAAAATTTAGTTGAAACAATTAAAACATTTTTTAAAGCATTTAATGAAATAAGTTTAAAAAAACAAATTCATTGTGAGAGAACCATTGCTGTTAAATTAAAAAATTGTGTGCTGCCAGTCATTGGGCGTATAGATTTTGAAGATGATAATTCATTCATTGAGCTTAAGACGAAATGGGGAAGGAAAGCTCCTAAACCTAAAAAAGATGGAACAACTTCTTTTTATAATGTTAAAATAAATGATAAACCAGATCCTTTTCATTTATTGCAAGTTGCCATCTACTGGCTAGCAACGAAAAAAAAACCTTATTTATTATATATTACAAAAGAAGATTATAAAATATTTACTCCAGAAAATTGTGAAGAGCTGCAACCAGAAAAATTAAATAATTATATTATACAAGCGCAAATCATTGCTTACAGGAGAGAACGATTAATGGCGAGACACAATGGTGAGCATAGTTATTTTGCAGATCTGGACCCAGACTTTGAGCATCCTTATGCTTGGAACATCGGATCTCAATATAAAAATAAAGCAATGCAATTATGGGGTTTTACTAAATGAAAAGAACTATTGAAATGATCGTTGCTAATCCAACGTGTGAAATTAAGAAATTTAAAAGCAGACAATTCGTTAATAAAATAAAAATTAACACTATAGTTGGTTTTATTTTGTTCTCCCTTTTATGTCTGATTTTAAATAACCTGGAGAGTGTGCAAGCCATTCTCCAGGCACTAACAACAAAGGTAATAAAATGACAAATAAAGATATGTACAGAAACGTAGATAAACCTTCATTAGCTGTGCGCATGTACAATGTAATGAAGAATGCTAAGTCTGTAACAAAAGAAACAGCTCGCGGTGGTGTTCCTTACAAAATTGTAACCCACAATGAAGTAAATAACACTATTAAAGCTGAGATGATTAAGCAGGGGATAATTGCTATTCCTTCTGTCTCTAATCATTCAAGAGAAGGTAACTTTACAATGGTATCTATAGACATGAAATTTATGAATATAGATAATCCAGAAGATTGTTACGTAGCGCAGGGATTTGTTGGATATGGAGTTGATCCATCAGATAAAGGAATAGGTAAAGCAATTAGTTATGCAACAAAATATGCTTTGCTAAAAACTTTTATGCTTGAAATCGGTGATGATGAAGAGAGTGAACTTCACAATCTAAAATCAGAACCTGTTTCAAAATTTACACAAAGCTCTGCAAGAAACAACATAATCAACCAAACCAAAATAGGAGGTTTAAATGGCTGATGCTAAAAACAGTGGAGGGATATTTTTTACAGATCCTTCAACTAAAGAAAAAGAAACAGACTTTGATTTCACAGGTACTGCAATTTTATCTGGTTACAGATTAGTTGCTGATGCTGGTGCATCATCAAAGTTGTATATAGGTGGTTATAAAAAAATAGTTGGCGCAGGAAAGTCAATGCCTGAAGGCACTGAGTTCTTGTCTATCTATTCTGTTAAACCAGCTAAGGATGGAGCTGCCGCAGCTAAACCTGCAGGTGGTTACCAGAAGCAAACCTACAGGAGATAGAAATGAAATATAGCTTAACCAAAAAACAAAAAAAGATTTTTGATTTTGTGAAGAGCTATATTCAGAAAAATAAGGAAGCTCCCTCGTATGAAAAAATCATGCGAGGGGTGAACCTTAAATCTAAAAATTCTGTATATAATTATGTTCACCAATTAAAGGATAGAGGATGGATAACAACCAAGATAGGCAAATGCAAGAGCATGACACTGATAAAATAAGTTTATCAGATATTACTAGAGATCCAATTACTCAAAAAGTAATTAATAAAATAGTTCATAGATCAATTAGTGGAATGAATAAGTTTGGAGTTACAATGCACGATAATCCAAAAGATGTAGATCAATGGTTACTTGAGGCACAAGAAGAGGCAATAGATTTAATTAATTATTTAGAAATTGCGATTGAAAGATATAAGAAGTTAAAACAAAAACTTCACGCGCTTATGCGAGACAATGGATAAGTATAAAAAAATTATTTATGGCGAATGTACCTTTCGCATTGAAGAAGAATTTGAAAATTTGGAAGATGCTAAAAATTCATCTCCTGGAAACAAATCAATTTATAAAGTTGATAAGATAAAAGTTGTAAGAACTGCAATTAAATTAAAAGATTCAGAATAAGTTATTGATTTATCTACATTATTTCTTTATGTAGATATCTAGACATTTTGGCTAGACACTGTCATATATTAGGTATGCCAAACAAATCACAGAAAGGAAACAATATGTATCTAGAATACACAACAGATGGAATGGAGTTCCACTTCATAACTTTTTTTAGTTCTAAAAAAAAAATAAATAAAATTTTTCAAGGATCTACAAAAAAAGAAGTTAAGGAAAAAACAATAAATTGGTTAGAAAAAAACTTACCAAATGTTCCACTTTGGAAAATTAAATTACATACTTATAAAATAAATTCAACCAACCAATGAAAGGAAAACAAATGAAACAAACAATTTACAATAAATATAAATTAAAAGGAAATGGTTATAGCAATTCATCAGATTATTATATAGATACAGCTGATGCAGCAACACTGATTATGAAAGAATTAAAATCAGTTTTTCCAAATGTAACATTTCAAAAACAAACTCAAAAATATTCTGGAGGATCTAGTGTTAATATTTATCTTGCAGACAGTTTTGAATTTATGAAAAAAGTTTGCGATAGCAATGTATATCCTGGAATAACAAACAATGAATTAGCAAATAAAATTGTTAATAAATATTCCAAAGGTTTTGATGGAATGATTGATTTAGCTTATTCATCAAAATATGTTTTAACAGAAAAAGATGAAGTTTACAAAGTATCTTGTGAAGGAACTGAATGTGCAGGAGGATCTGTTCCTAAAAAAGAATACAATGTAGCTGGAATGCCAAACATTGAAACAGCAATCCCAGTAAGTATTTACTGTTACTGTTTCTATAATTCAAAACCAAAGTATGGATCTAAAGCATACGAACTTTACAAACAAACTAACCAACAACAGGAGGCAGCATGAAAACAATAACACTTAAATTTACTGAACAAGAGTTAATTAATCTAACAAGATTAGTTTACCAAGACTTACAATCAATAAAAGAGTATGAAAAAAATTCTGGATCTTTATCAGTTCCAGATAGACTTGCTCAAAAGTTTGGTAATAAATTTTTACCAAAACTATGTAAGATCTTAAACATCAAAGAACCAGAGGCAGCATGAAAACATACTTAGTAATAAAAGAAAATAATACTGCAGGTTTAAGAAAAATATCTGGAGTATATTCTTCTTATGAAAAAGCAAAAGTAGAAATTACTAACAATAAATTATTTTGCG